ACAATGATAGGCTGAAGATACGGAAGAACCTCCCAACCACGCAAGTTAAGATCTTCATAGCTCATCAGTCCTTCTAGCTTGGCATCGTTCTCTACTGCACGTTCAATGCGGTGTTCATGGTTTCCCAGAGTAAAAATGAGGCGCGGCTTCCATATCTTTTTCTTACGTCTACGTAACCGCTGTTGCTCTGCTCTGATGCAGTCCATGAATACCTGCATGGCTTCGTTGCCTGCTTCTACATCAGCGGAGTAGCGCCTACCTTCAAACGACTTCTTACCCACATCATACGATGACAACGATGGCATATCCCAGTGATCACCTAGATGTATGATCGTATCTGGTTTAATAGCACAAGCGTACCTACCTGCCCAGTACATATGATCAATAGGACAGTCAGGTTTTATCTGTGTGTCAGGTATTACTAGATGTCGTGTCATCTTCTCCACCCTGTAGGTATTGTTTCAAGAGTGTACCAACGGAATCCATGCTTCTCTGCCCACTCTTCCATTGTGTAGCGTGTACCATCCTTTCTTCGCTTGGCTCCCGGCATTGGGGTGCTGGCTCGTTGGAAGAGAAATACCAACTCTTCCTTCGGGCTGAGTGTGTCTGCGATGATGACATACTTACGTGCCTCCTCAGATGTACGGAACCTACCCTTTGCTTCTATGTACCATGTCTTGCCACGGTTAGTGTAAACAAAGTCAGGCTCGTAGTGTTTAGGAACAAGATAAAAGATACGTTGTTCTGGATGATACTCACAGCCCTGCATAATCTCATGGGCTGCTTTCTCAAACTTGGAATCATATTTCTTCTTCTTCATCTACATCTATCTCACCTATTTGGAATGAACCACCTTGATAAGATTCGATGTCTTTCATTGCCCAATCCCAAGCCTCTTCTTCTGTTTTAAAGCCGTCTTTTATTTCTCTTAAACATCTTAGGTCTGAATTTTCCCACATGGTAACAACGTACTCTTTCATTTAAACCTCGCTTGGTTTCTCGTACTTATCATCAGGTGAACGCAACAGGTATAGAAGCTGTAGACTTTCTAGCAACCTGTCCTCATCCAGTTCATTGTCCCAGTAGTGAGTAAGACAGGTGCTGTAACACTCCCATTCAGTAGTACAAGGATCAATGATCTTGTCTGCTTTCTTAGGACCGATACCATGTATGCCCGGTATGTTATCAACACGGTCGCCCATCAATGCCTGCTTATACAGCCAGCGCATAGCATCATCAGGTAAACTTGAGTTTACTTTTTTCTTGGTGTAGTCATACATAGGACAAGGAATCTGTCTGAAGTCTTTGTCCAACGAACAGATGATGGCGTTGTGATCTAGCTCAGTAGCCTTGATAGCAATAGCATCATCAGCTTCCATGCCGTTAACTACTTGTGCGTTCCACTCTGACACCATGAAATCACGGAGCAGTTTCTTGTGAACAGGCACACGTTTCTCAGTACGGTTACCTTTGTAGGGTAGGGTAACAGCAACCTCGTCCCTGAAGTTGCCCTTACCAGTTAGGTAGATGATGCTGGATGTGTAGTGGTCAGATAAATCTACAACCATCTCAGACAGATAGTTGTCTAGGGTCTGCACTGCAACGTCTTCACTCTCCTCGTCACAGGCAAACCCCACACGATACACCAGCATATCACCATCAATGAGTATCACAGAGCTTCCATCTCTTCTACTTCTGGTGCGTACTCAACAACCTCATCAATTACAAGACGCTTGAGTGTGGCACTACGACCCTTCTTCTTGAGGTACTCCCAATCGTAGTATCCGATAAGGCACTTAGCTTTAGAACCATTACCCACCACAACCCCTGACTCTGGGTCATCCATCTCATCTCGTGGGGTGCGGCCCTTGATGAGCAACTCTGTACCGTCTGGGTTAAAGGCTCTGTACTTGTTGTTGGATTTGCAGGTAATAAATTGTCCACGCTCATCCCCCTTGTTGTTAATAGTAAGACCCATATCTTCTAACGCAACAACAGCAGCATCAGAAAGGTTACATAGATCAACAGTAAACTTACCAGCCAACTCATTCTTGTGAGTCAGGTTAGGCCAGAACAAATCACACTTGATCATTACGTTGGGTGCTTCATTAGACATAATAGCATATCTCCTGCTAGTTAAACTTACCCTAATATTATACCACATAAAATAGAATTGTGCTAGTGGGTATCGGCCCAACTATTACCAACCCTATACTCTCCGTCCAACGGACAGTTCAGTTGCAGGACTTCGCCTGCGAATACCATTGCGTTAACACAAGACTTACCAATGAAGTCTGCGTCTTCTGGTTTACATTCTATCTGCCACTCATCGTGTACCTGTGCGACCAGCTTGAAGTCAACACGTTCCAGTAGGTCATACAGTATGACGATGGCTTGCTTCATCACCACAGCGCCAGCGCCCTGTAGCAGTGTGTTCAGTGCGGCGTGTTCTGATCGTACACGTATGCGTCTACCATCAAGACCAGTAAGAAATCCTGTCTTGGCATCTGCCATAGTCTCAGCACGTAAGTCAGCCAGTGCTGGTGTGTTCTCAAGGAACGCTTGCTTCAACCTCTTACCATGAGCAGCACTACCACCTACGATGCTACCTATCTTGGCATCACCTGCACCGTACAAGAACGCATAGATAAATGTCTTGGCATCGTCCCTGTTATCTAAGCCAGCGGCTATACGGTTGGCTGTGTGTATGTCACCTGTGAGTATCTCGTTGGTGTATTTCTCGTCGTTCATATAATGAGCCAGCATACGTAGCTCAAGACCACTAGCATCAGCACCAACAAGAACACGACCATCAGGAACAGTGAACAACTCACGACACTGCTTACCGTACTCAGCCCTTACAGCAGGAACTTGAGCCATGTTAGGTTGTGAGTGTGCCATTCTTCCGGTAACCGCTCCAATGTGACGTACTCGCCCATGTATTCTGCTACCTTCTCCAACTGCTTGAATCCACGAATCAACTTGTGATGCTCGCTTTTGACAGAGAAGATAACGGAGGATAATCTTCGCCTCGGGAATGTCATTCTGCTTTTTAAGCGTAGCCTCATCGACCTTCGGTTTTCCTGACGGAGTGAGTTCCTTCCACACTGCACCTTTGCTAGTAAGACGATCTGCGATTTGTTGTCTACTACCGACGTTGAATACCGTAACTTTGTCCTTGAGTTTCTTACCTGTTTTATCACTGATCCTTTCCTCCACTATGGGTGGGAACACACGTTGTAGATCACTCTCAATCCTGTGCATACGGGTAGTCAGTTCTTCATACAGTTCAACAGCGCCATCCTTGTCGAACTCAAACCCGTTGTCTTCCTGATCCTTACAGATAAACGCAACACTGTGTTCCAGATCCACGCAGTGCTTGGTAAAACCAAACAGTCTCATCTGTTGTAGTAACGCATCATGCAATCTTTCAGTGACATCCACATCTCTTTTACAGTACGCCACCATCTCTTCAGATAGCTCTGTCCAATCTGTATGCTCACCTTTAGGGAAGCCAAGTCTATTTCCCCAAGCAGCGAGGCTGTGACCACCATCCAGATCGGGATGAAAGAGACGAGAAAGAACCAGTGTATCCACAACTCTGTCTTGATCAATGCGTATAGACCATAGCCTGTTAAGTACAGGAAGATCATACCCAATAAGATTATGCCCACATACCTGTCCACCACGCGCCAGTTCATCGATTAAACTCCTCCTAGATAAGTGGGTCAAGTGAGCTTCGTTCGGTCTCTTGGTAACCACGCAGTGTACTTTCGTAGGGTTCAGGCCGTCTGCCTCTATGTCTAAGAACACAGTATTCGTAGTAGGCGAGATCAAGTTTCTGTCTTTCTGATAGTTGACTACCACCATCCCTCATCTCCTTGTTCTGTTCCTGCGTCATAATCCAACGTCCCATCTTCGACATCTCGTATCTCCTCTAGATCACTAAGACTAGCATAGTCCATGTTTCCTACCGCAGTCAAGTCATCCTCAACTAAGAAACGACTACACTCGTTACACATATCAACGAACTCCCCACTCCCGCTGAACTTCTTGGTTAGCTCGTAGTCTGTCATTATCTTATCACAAGCAATACACCTCATTCAAATACCTCAGTGAGCCTCCCTGTTTCTTTGTTGTACATCAACGCAGTAGCTGGCCCTGTCATACCGCTGAACCTGTTCTTCAGTACACGCACGTTGGTAGTGTTACGTACCATAGGATCCTCTGCTTGTGCATTACGTTCTAATCCTAACACGATGTCACTGAGTTGGGCAATGGCGGCACTACCACGTAGCTGACCAAGGCTGGTGTACGCACCGTCCTCATGTCCCTTGCCTTCAGGTCTACGTAGGTGTGACACGATGAACATGGACACACGCATCTCCTGACAGAACATACGTAGCTTAGTCATGATCTCGTCAATAGCCTTACGCTCATCACCGTTCTCCTGATCTGATACCAGTATTGATATGTGATCCAGCACTATGTACTGCACACCAAGCACCTTGATCTGGTAACGGAACCTAGCCAATACGTTCTCTATCTTGTTGGAACCAAACGTATCCCACAGCACAACACGGTCGTCAAGGTTGAGGCTGTCAAACACTTGGTCTACCTCAGATGGTGAGTAGTCACAGCCCGGTAGGTGTATAGGTTTGTTGATCTGTAGTCCAACAAGACCACGAGCAGTACGATCAGGTGTCTCCTCAAGGAACGCTAGTCCTACCCTGTCGGTAGTCTGAGACAAGATGGAGAACACTAGCTCACGCATGAACGTAGACTTACCCAGACCAGAGCCAGCACAGATGGTGACTAGCTCAGTCGGTCTGATACCAAACGTCATGTCATCTAGTCCCTTGTATGGGTAGCGTACCTCTGCCTCCTCCAATGGTTTCTTCAGCGACTCACGCAGAGAACCCAGCATCACCATACCATCAGGTGTGTAGGTCTTAGCAGCCCACCACCGCTTGACAAACTCCTCCTTGTCGCCATTCAACAGGTAGTCACACGCATCCTTGTGTTCACCATGATGGTAGATCCTAGACTTACCACCAAAGATATCAGCACACTCTAAAGCAGCCGCCCTTCCATGATCGTCATTATCAAAGCAAAAGATAATGTGATCATACTGGTCGAGGAACTCGTAAGCCCTTCGGCAATCAGCAGCAGCACCTTGAGCACCATTACGAATAGAAACAACAGGGTACTTACCTCCAAACATTTGGTAGGATGCCAGTGCATCGAACTCTCCCTCCACTACGGTTATGTACTGACCACCACTAGGGAACAGGTGCTGACCATACAACCCTGCCTTCTTCCAATCCCCACTGATCTTGAACTGCTTGTCTGGATACCTAGTCTTCACCGCCACTAGCTCACCAACAGGATCATGATATCCAAACAGAATGTTACCTGCTTTCTGCTGTGCTGAGTACGCCGCCATTGTAGTGGCAGTTAGACCCCTATCCTGATAGCCCCTGTATGGCTCTGTGAAGGCCGCTTTGTCAAACCCTTGTCCGGGTACTACTCGTTCCTTTATGTCGCTCACAGAGCCTCCTGTGGCTTCTGACGGGGTGAACTTAGCACAGGCAAAGCAGTAACTAGATCCATCCTCATTGTATGACAGTGCATCACTAGAACCACAGTCATCACATTGCTGGTGTAACTTAACAAATGCCATCAGTGTACTACCCCCGCATCTCCGAATATTTCATTGTAACGTGCCGTTATCTCGTCATCATCAAACGTCTGGTTCATAAGCTCACGTTGCAGCTTGATGTATGTCTGAACGATCTCCACCATCGTCACCTGTTGGAACTCGTACTCAACTAGCTCTTCAATCATCTGTTCTTTAGTCATATGTAGTTCCTATGTATTAGTAATAGTATTAGTATTAATAATAGTAATACTTAGTTATCTATATAGATTATTTTACCACACTCAGTGTTGAAGTGCAACCCTGTTTTCTCGGTCCTTTTTCGCATTAAGTATACGCTCATTCAACTCGTCACTATCCCATGAGGTAGTACAACAAGGAGATTCAAACACCTCTACTTCACCGTGTTCATACAGATCAGGGTGCAGGAACACTTCGTTAATAGCAAGCATATATTCTGGTGTTATGTCACACCACTGACAATCTATTAACTTGATCTGATATCCTTGGTCTTCGTATATCTCAGAGAAACCAAACTCCATGACACCACTATCGCCATCTGTGTACAACACACCAACAGATGTGTACGACTCAACCGCATCAGCTTCATCTACGATGTCACCATCATCGTCCACGTAGTCAGTGTGTTTACGCACCATAAACTTAGCACCAGACAAACATTCAGTAAACTTGCTTAGGTGTTCTAAGTCATTGAATGAATACCTCTCTATCACTTCAAGTCTTTGTTCGTTACCATTCGCCATGTTTAATTCTCCTACTTTCTTCACCATGATATTCCTGCACCTCCGTATCAAGAAGGCACAGGAACTCCTTTAACTTACCAGAACGACGCAGCTTTCTCAATGCAGTTGC